CCGCTGTACTGCGACCCGGAGGAGATCAGGGACGGGATCACCATGGATCTGGTGAACAAATACATCAAGCTCCATGAAAAACGGATGCGCCGATATGTCTATCTGGAGAACCTGTATAAAGGCTTTCACGATATCTTCCGGCAGCCGGAGAAGCAGGACTGGAATCCTGACTGGCGCCTGGCGGTGAACTTCCCCAGGTATCTGACAGTGACCTTCGCCGGTTACGGGTACGGCCTCGGTATTGGTGTAACGCACGAGGATGACAATATCAACGCCAGCATCCGGGCATTCGAAAAACGGAACGAGATGAAACATCACAACTCCGTTATGGTGCGGCGGTGCTGTGAGTATGGCCACGCTTTTGAGTATATGTACCAGGACGAAAACGCCAACACCTGTGTGAAAGCCCTAACGCCAAAGGAACTGTTTGTGGTCTATGACGATCACATGAAGGAACGCGCCCTGTTTGCCGTGCGGTATGACAGACATACGAAGGGCGGACATCTGGGTGAGCCGTTCGGAGAGATCCTCGGCAGGGAGATGATTGAACCATTCGACAAAGGGCAGAAGCTGCCAGGTGAGGCCTACGAAAACTGGTACGCGCCCCGGATTAATGTAGTGGAGTGGATGCTGAATGATGACCGCATGGGCCTATATGAGTCCGTTGCCGGGCTGATAGAGTTGTACGATCACACAATTTCTGAGAAGAGCAATGATGTGGATTCCTTCGCGGAGGCTATTCTTGCACTGTTCGGTCCTGAACTGGATCTGGAGCAGGTGGAGGATATGCGGCGCAAGCGGATCCTGAATATCTACGGGCAATCTGATGAGATGGCGAAGGCCGCTGCGGAGTACCTGGTTAAGCCGTCGGCAGACGGGACGCAGGAAAACCTGCTTGACCGCATTGAACGCCTGATCTACCAGATCGCCATGGTGGCCAATATCTCGGATGAATCCTTTGGCTCAGCCACATCCGGAGCGGCGCTGGCCTACAAGCTGTGGAGCACGTCTAATCTCGTGATGGACGCGAACACGCTGATTGAGAAATCCATCCGGAAGCGGATGAAGCTCTGGTGCACATTTGACCGGAACACGACAAACAAGAATGTTCATGAAGAGATTGACATCCATTTCCTGCCGAATGTCCCGGACAACGCTTCCGAGCAGATCGACAACCTGCAGAAGCTGGACGGCCATGTGTCTACCCGGACAAAGCTGTCCGCAGCCCCTGCGGTGGTCCCGGATCCGGATGCGGAGATTGAACGCATGCAGCAGGAGGAAGCAGAGCGCCTTCAGATCGAGGAGGAACGCCAGAGTCAGTACATGGGGTTCTCACAGAAGCTGCAGCCAGAAGAACTGCTGAACCAGCTCCGGTCCGAAGCCGACAGCAGGCAGGTTACGCTGCAGGAGCTGATCGGTCAGCTGGAGGGAAACGGAGATGGCGAAGAGCAGTCGTGAATACTGGCGTGACAGGGAAGAGGCCCAGCGCCGTCATGACATCACTGATGAGGCGGAATACCGCAGGGAGATCGAGCGGATATACCGTCAGATGATGAATGAGATGCAGAAGGAGCTGAGCGACTTCTACGTGAAATATGCGACGAAGAACGGCATCACTCTGTCCGAAGCAAAGCGCCGGGCCAAACGCCTGGACATGCAGGCCTACGCCGAGAAGGCAAAGGAGTATGTGAAGAACCGGGACTTCTCCGCACAGGCCAACGCCGAGATGGAGCTGTACAACATGACCATGAAGGCGAACCGACTGGAGCTGCTGAAGGCGGAGCTGGGCATGCATGTCGTCGGAGGGTATGATGAGATCCAGAAGTACTTCGAGGATAAGCTCTCTGATCGTACCCTGGAGGAATTCCGTCGGCAGGGCGGCATCCTCGCAGAGACCGTACAGGCAAATGGGGAGCTGATCGACTCCATTGTCAACGCATCCTTTCACCACGCTACCTTCTCCGAGCGGATCTGGGGACAGTATGCCGGCTTTAAAGCGGCCCTTGACCGGGAGATCACGCATGGCCTGATCCAGGGTATCGGAGCTGAGCAGCTGGCCCGCAACATCCAGAAGACATGTGTTGGCGTGTCCTCCAGAGACGCCCTGCGGCTCATGGTTACGGAGATGACCAGAGTCCGGACGGAGGCCGCCAGGCGGTCCATGGAGCGGAACGGCAATACCGAGTATGAGTTCATGGCTCTCGGCCGGCATCCCTGCCCGGTCTGCAAAGGCCTGAACGGGAAGATCTTCAAGCTGAAGGATCTGATGCCTGGTGAGAACGCTCCGCCCATGCATCCATGGTGCCATTGCTCTACGGCGCCGCACTGGGATGAGGAGACATATCAGGCATGGCTGGACTCTGGGGCGGCGAAGGCTGGAGTGCCGTTTGAGGAGTTCAGCAGGGATAAGAAAACCGGCGAGATATTTAAGGCCAAGGATAGTGATTCAAGGCAGGTCTATGGCAAATATCCGATTGACGAAGGGATTTTTACATCAAACGTAAATCCTGTTCATGGGAAGCATACAGACATTATGCGTCCACATAACATCAAAAAGGATCTTAAGTCTTCAAGTGTTGGAAGAAAGGCATTAGCCTTCTTGGAAGAAAATAATATCCCTGTTGATATTCAGTATAATGTAGATCATTCACCAGACAAAATGGGCTACTATGATCCGATTGATCGACAGATTATTGTGTATGCAGATATGCATAATTCTATTCACGAATTATCAAAAACAATCATCCATGAAGCATATCACGCAAAACACAATACAGGAACTCGAAAAGAAGAAGTTGAGTGCCGACTTGAAGAGGCCAGGCATGACGGCAAAGAGTTGACTGCTAAAGAGAAAAAAGCTATAATAAAATCAGTCAATGAGAATAAACACTATTCAGATTTGCCGTGGAGATAAATGCCATGATTTCACACGAGGAAGTAAAAGAGAGAAGTAGGAGAAGTGCTGAAAGAATAAAGTATTTAGAATCTGGTGGAGAGATTGACTGTCCTCTGTGCAATAAGGGGAAGATCAAGATGGTTACGCCGGCTGCTTTTTTGTGTGATCATTGTGGAAAAGGGATTGTTATCAATTACAGGATAACTGCATAGTCATAGTAAAACATAAGTTTAACCGCCTTCTAAGGGCGGTTTTCTTATTAGAGCTCAGGGACAGCATCGCTTCAGAGGTGCTTATTGTTGGAGAAAAGATCATGGCCAGAGATGATTATTTCGTTATCGTTTACCAGGTATTGAAATATTTGTACGACTGCCTCAAGCGTGGCGAGAAGCCGGAGACGGTACATCTGCAGGCAGCATATTATTCCATCCCGGAAAATTACTGGGAATATATACTTCTCAATCTTTCTAAGGAAGGATACATTGCGGGATTGATTACCCAGCCGTCGAAAGACGGGCTTGTTTTCGGAGACCTGCACGACACGATCATTACACCAAAGGGGATCGAGTATCTTTTTGAGAACACAATGATCGAGAAGGTAAAGCGAACGCTCAAGGATGTAAAAGAAATGATTCCTTTTACCTGAGAGTTCAATCGGTTTAATGACAAGAGTATCGACCACCTCTCCGTGTGAGGTGGTTTTTTGATGCCCAAAAAGGAGGATAAAACATGTGTATGGATACTTGCGACGCGAAAGTTGACAGACTTGAAGTGATGAAGGAGAAGCTGCGTGCCTTGAGTGCTGAGGAACTTTTCGAGACCGCCCTGAAGCTCAGCATGGAGAATCGGGAGCTTCACGCCAAAAACGAATACCTGGAGCGTGAGATTCGCTTAGCGAATAATGGCAGGGAACGGGAATACATGCGCGGCAGAATTGATGGACTTGAATATTCGATCCGCTGCAATGGTGTGAGCGGCGCGGAGGTAAGAAGTGTATGATCACGATTTCAATCACCCTGGACAGACTAACTGTCACCGGCCACGCCCGTGCAGCTCCGCCGGGACAGGATATTGTCTGCTCCGCTGTGAGCACGCTGGTGCAGACACTGGCCAATGCGCTGGAGAGTTTCACCGATGATGTAATAAAGATCGACATGCAGCCCGGAAGGGCAGTTGTTGAGTACAAGGATCTGTCGGATGCCGGGAGGCTTCTGGTGGATTCTTTTTTTCTGGGATTCTGCGATATTGCCGCGGAGTACCCGGAGTATGTAACGATTGTATAAATGGATTCAGGCAGGCCCGGAACCGAAGCGGCGGGAGTCGCAGACAAAGCTGGGGAGAGCTCCGGAAGGAGCGGGAAAGGAGAGACACATGAAATACAGAGCATTCACAGGTATCACGCAGACAGGCGCCAGAGGGATCCTCAGACCGCAGGATTTCCGGAAGCACAGCCGGATAAACCTGCAGCTGTTCACTGATGGAGACAATGCCGGAACCGGGGACGGGGATGGCAGTGGCGATGCAGGAGGCGATGGCTCAGGTGCCGGCGGAGATGGCGGCAAAGGCAGCAAGGACGAGGATGGCAGCAAGGACAAGCCCCGTACCTACGACGATGCCGAGGTAGACCGGATCGTAGCCAAGCACAAAGCCGAGTGGGAGAAGCAGCATGCGAAGGACCTCGAGGCTGCCAAGGACGAAGCCAGGAAGTACGAGCGGATGTCTAAGGAGCAGCGCGAGGAAGCCGATCGTAAGAAGGCCGAGGAAGAGGCCGCAAAGAAGGATGCCAGGATAAAGGAACTGGAGGCACAGATTGCGACGGATGCGCTCCGTAAGTCCGTGGCGGCTGATGTGGAGGCCATGCCGGAAGGTATTGCGGCCTCGCAGGACTTCCTTGATCTGGTGGTCACCGGCGATGCTGACGCCGCCAAAGCGAATGTGAAGAAGCTCGTAGGTATTATCCTGGCAGACCGGAAGGCTCAGGAGGAGAAACGGGCAGCCGGCAGGACGCCCAAACAGTACCATGAAGGCGGCAATGGTCCCGCGGATCCGTATGCGGCCATTGCAAACAAATACAAAAAATAGAGAGGTGTAACCATGAAGAGAAGAAACATGATTAATAAATATTACAGACATACAGACCTGCAGATGTTCGCTGCCGGCGAGAACCAGAACGAGCCGATCCGCACCTATGTGCCGCAGCTGCACAGTATCCTGGAAAGCGTCTTCGCGGTGAAGTCCTATTGGAGTGACTTTTTCACCGAGCTGCAGCTGCTGGACGGCATCAGCCACAAGGACGTCGCCTTCTCGATCAAGACCGACGATGTGGCTGCGGCTGTGAATTCCGGTTCTCTTGAGGAAGGCGGCACGCCGGCTTATGACACCGGTGCGAATGTCGCTTTCGGCACGGGTACCGAGTCCACCAATCGCTTCGGCAACAGGACCGAGGTGAAGTACCAGGATGAGGATGTTCCGTACACCTGGGACTGGGTATACCATGAGGGCATCGACCGGCACACTGTCAATGAGGACTTCGACGCAGCCAATGCCAGGGAGCTGGAGAAGATCTCCAACGGCATCACCGGCAAGTTCAATACCGCTCAGGGCAAGTATCTTTCCGATGTGGCCGGCAAAAACATCACCGGCATCAGCGTTGCGTCTGCAGACGCCATCACGTCTGCCCAGGCTATCGAGATCTTCAACAAGATCGACGCCTACATGACCGACATCGAAGTGGATGAGACTCTGACGAGGGTTGCGGCTGTCACGCCGGCGCTGTACAACGCGATCGTTGACAACGGTCTGTCCACGACTTCTAAGGGTTCCGAGGTGAACATCGACCGCAATGAGGTCCGGATGTTCAAGGACTTCGTGATCCGGAAGCTGCCGAGCGGCGCATTCCAGTCCACCGAGGCTGTTGCCGCTTCCGGCACTGAGGGTCAGGAGGGCTATGTTGCGGCTTCCCCCGCCACGCAGGAAATCTGCATCGCCGGCGTGGCCCAGATGGGCGTGCCCTTCACCGGTATCGAGACCGCACGTGCCTTCGAAGCTCATGACTTCGATGGCACCACCCTGCAGGGCGCAGGCAAGGCCGGCCAGTTCATCTCCAAAGATAACCGGAAGGCTCTTGTAAAGGTTACGGTTACAGTGACCGGCGCCTGATCCAAGCTAATGTCATAAAGGAGGGCTGACGCAGCACCGGGCTGCGTTGGCTCTTCTTTTGTTGCAAAGGAGAACAACCATGTACAGAGTACTGCATCACTTTCACGATCTGACAGACTACAAGGCTACGAAGGCCGGCAATATCTATCATGAGTATGAGCCCGGGGATACCTACCCCAGACAGGGCGTGGACGTATCCCCGGAGAGGGTGGCCATGCTGACATCCTCGGAGAATGCGCTGGGCATGCCGCTGATCGAGAATATTGGCCAGGAGGAACTGGCAGGAGCTGACCAGGCTGAAATGCCTGTAAAGGAAATGCCTGTGGAGCCGCAGAAAGAGACTGAGGAGAAACCCAGGAGAAGCCGGAAGGCAAAGAAGGAGACATCATGACACAGATGGAAAAGCTGCTGCTGCTTCTTGGCTTGAACATCTCCCCTGAAGCTACAGAGGGCGAATCGGATCAGGACGCAGCGCTGCGGAATAAGCTGTCTGCGATCCTTGACTCTGTGACGGAGCAGCTGAAGATGCGCCTCGGGGGCGTGGAGGAAGTGCCCACTGCGCTCGCTTACATCGTGACAGAAGTGGCGGTCGCCCGCTACAACCGCATCGGCTCTGAGGGGATGGCATCCCATAACGTGGAAGGGGAAAGCATCGGATGGGCGACGGACGATTTTGCGTCGTTTGCAGATGAGATCGATCAGTGGAGGAACAGTAATGGCAGCGGGAAGGTCAGGGTGAAGCTTTTATGAGGTACGACACGCCGGTATATTTTCAGCGGCTTGGCGGTGGCGCTTACGATCCGGACAGCGGGGATTATGTGGATAATCCCGTCAGTGAAACGGAGGTATACGCCTCAGTCATGGATACCAGGACAGAAACCATGCGGCTGGTCTATGGCGAGATCCGGCAGGGAAGCAAGACTATCCACCTGCAGAACCATTACACGGAGCCGTTTGACCGGATCCGGATCGGCAGCACCCTGTACACGGCTGACTACCGGAGGAACCTGCGGGTGAAGCAGGGCTTTGTTCTGTCGGAGGTGCAGTGATGGGAATCAATGTCCGGCTTGTGGGGGCGCTTGAGCTGCAGGTAAAGTTGAAGAAGGGTACAAATCTGAATGCAGTTCGTACAATCGTCCATAAAAACGGGGACGAGCTGAACCGGAACATGAAAGCACAAACCCATGAAGCTTTTGTGAAGGGATACTCCCACGGTGAAACCGCCAGAAGCATCAACACGATCATCGCCGACGGCGGCCTGACCGCGAAGGTGGGCCCGACCACGAACTACTCCAAGTACGTGGAGTATGGTACCCGTAAGATGGAGGCGGAACCGTTCATAAAGCCGTCCTTTGATAAGCAGGTGCCAAAATTCATCCATGATCTGGAAAGGGTCATGGACTGACCAGAAAGGAGTTGCCATGGATCCGCAGCAGGAATTATTTACAGCAATCCGGCAGAGGCTCTGTGAGGAATACGGGGAAGGCGATCCGGGGGATGCCCTGCATTCCGGGAAGGTCTATGACAGCGGCCTTCCTCCGGACGAAACCCCGTACCCGTTTATCTATCTGGGGGACAGCCGGATGCAGGACGATTACGGCAACAAGTCCGTAGTCCTTGCAAATGTTTACCAGACAATCCATGTCTGGCATAACAATCCCCGGCAGAGAGGGACTGTATCCCGAATGCTGGCAGAAATCAAGGCCATCTGCCGAAGCATCCGGCGCACATCGACATACGCATGGGATATCCGGGACGTGAACCAGCAGATCATCCCGGACAATACAACCAACACACCGCTCCTGCATGGCGTGCTGGAGCTGGAATACAAATTATCAGGAGGATAACGCAATGAAAAACAGAATGAACCTGCAGCTGTTTGCGGCAGCAGTCAGCGGCAAAAAGCTCGTTTATCTGTACCGGATCAAGGAGCTTGCGGCTACCAATGACGGCACAAATCTTGCATTCGTGACTGAGAATACCCGGTCCATCAGCGTGGATGCTGATTCCACCATCACCAAGGATGGCGCCATCCGGACACCGGGTGAGCCGGAGATCGAGATTGAGTCCACATCCATCCTTGCGAAGGATGACACCATGATCGATGCGCTCGAAAATGCCATGCTGAACAACAAGCTGCTGCAGATCTGGGAGGCCAACCTTGAGCAGCCGGGTACAACGGCCAACACCTTTAAGGGCAGATACTACGAGGGATACCTGACCTCCTTCGAAAAGAGCTCCAATGCGGAGGACTTCGTGGAGTGCTCGCTCACCTTCGGCATCAATGGCAAGGGTGAAGCCGGAGATGTGACTGTATCGGTAGCACAGCAGGAGGCCGCAAGCTACGTATTTCAGGACACCCCGAAGACCGGAGTCTGAGAAACAGAATAACGGAACAATAACGGTGGGCGCTGTGTAAATACGGCGTCCGCCATTTTTTATAGACAGGAGATCACATATGTTTGAAATCGAGATGAATGGCACTGTATACAAATTCAAGTTCGGCATGGGCTTCCTTCGCACAGTAGAGGAGAAGGCGAAAGTGCCGGTAGAAGGCATGCCGGGACAGCAGGTCAATGCAGGTCTGCAGATGCTGATCGGCCATATGCTGCAGTATGACACGGATGAGCTGGCCGAGCTCCTGTATTTGGCCAATCAGGGTTTTGAGCCCCGGGTTACCCGAAAGACCATCGATGCCTACATCGACGATGAGGACACCGATATCGATGCGCTGTTCGAGCAGGTAATGGATTTTTTAAAGCGGAGCAATGCTACGAAGAAAAAGGTGACCGAGTTTCTGGCACAGGCGGAGAAGAATCAGACGAAGTAAATCCGGAAGAGCAGTCCCCGAGAGATTTTCTGGAGGTCTACCGGGACGCCGCAATCAACTGCTTTCGGTATCTGGGCTTTACGTCCCTCGAGCAGGTCGATCGGCTGTCTGTCAGGGAGTACAACCTTCTGATGGAGGCAGCCTCCCTGAGAGCCGTAGATGAATCACACAACATCCACTTACAGGCGTGGCTGATACAGTCGGCACAGGCGCAGAAGAAGGTCGGCAAGAGGAAGACCAGACCGTTGTATCAGAGGTTCACAGATTTCTTTGATTATGACAAGGCAGTCAGAACCGTAACCGAGAAGGACGCCGGAAAGCAGGGGAAAAAGAGCATCACCGAGAGGATGATGGAGTACATGAAGGGCAGGAAATGATATGAGTTCTTACAGCGTGCAGGCAATCCTGTCTGCAAAGGATGACGGCTTCACATCGACATTCCAAAAAGCGCTGAGCACGGTCGGCGGCTTTGAAAAATCACTGAAGGGCGGACTGGGCTTCGGGTTCGTAACCGGCATGGGACAGGCGGCTTTCAACCTGATCGGCAAGGGATTCTCTGCCATCACAGCAAGTATGGACAGCGCCATCAGCCGTGTGGATACCCTGAACCAGTTCCCGAAGGTGCTGAGCCTGATGGGCGTGGAGTCTTCCTCTGCCAGTAAGGCCATGAGTATCCTCAGTGATGGCATTGACGGACTGCCCACTGCGCTGGATGAGATTGCCTCGACAGCACAGTCCCTGACGGTCCTGACCGGCGATGCAGAGAAATCCGCGCACGCAGCTGTAGCCCTGAATGATGCCTTCCTGATGTCCGGATCCTCATCCGCGGAAGCCTCCAGAGCCATGACGCAGTACTCCCAGATGCTGGCAAAGGGCAAGGTGGATCAGCAGTCATGGAACTCCCTGCTTGAAACCATGGGGCCGGCACTGCAGAAGGTGGCAGAGGGCTTCGGGTATACCGGATCTGCCGCCAGGACACAGCTGTACGATGCCCTGAAGAGTGGCAAAATCACCTTTGACCAGTTTCAGGACAAGCTGATCGAACTGGATCAGGCCTGTGAAGTTGCCGGAGAAGGCTTCGATGGCTTTGCGGCAGTGGCCAAGCAGTCCACCAAAGGTATTGCCACATCCATGAAGAACGTCCGGACGGCAGTGACGAAGAACCTTGCCAACATGATCAACCGTGCGGACAAGATATGGCAGAACATGGGGAGCGGCATAGCTGACCACTTCGACACCATGAAAGCCAATGTAAATAAGGCGTTCAGCGGCGTCCTGAACAGTAAGCTGTTCTCCCATGCCATGCGGGATTTGGGCAAGTACATCAACTCTGTTGAGGCTGGGATGACGTCCATGGCGGCGAATATAGGCCCTTCACTGGATGCCGCATATCCGTATTTCAAGAAGCTCAAAGGTGGGCTTAATCAGATACAGGGAGCCGCAACACGGGCATTCACGGCCATTGGAGAAGCTCTTGGCGGAGATGTCGGTGAACGGATAAAAAGCGGCCTTGGAAACGCTTTTAACACAGCCATAGATACGATTGTGGGTGGCGTAACGACAGCCGCCGGATTCGTTGAGAAGCACGCCGGATTATTCGCCGGTGCCTTTAATGTGATCAGCAGTGCGGCTTCAGGTGCGTTCAATTGGATTGCTTCGCATCTTTCATCTGCGGTAGATGCCATTGCCTCCGGGCTTGATACCATAATCGAAAATGCGCAGCCGGTTGTTTCAGCGTTTCAGGATGCTTTTTCAGCAATCGGCGAATCTTTTAATGGATTTGCTGATGTGTTTCCCGGGCTGGAAGGCAATATGCTTTCGTTCAAGGACATCTGCAAATCCGTATCAGATGCACTTGTAGATTTTGCAGGGTTCATGAAAGAACACGCGAGCAGTATTTCGAGCTTTGCGTCACACCTTCCGCAGATCGGCGCTGGCATTGTCGGGGTCATCGCAGCGGTGAAAGGCTTTCGGAAAGCCGGTGGAATCATATCGGGAATTACGGGACTCTTTGGGAAGTTCAGAAAGAGCGGAACAGACTCCATGAACGGCGTAACAGGCGCTGTCGGCAGATCGCAGGGAATAATCAGTCAGGTATTTACCGGGCTTGGGTCACTGATCACTTCATTTGCGACAAGCATTTCGACCGTCCTCAATGGAGCGGCCAGCGCCTTTTCAACGTTTGCGATGGGCATGGTTATGGCCTTGAATGCCATGTCTCCCATGGGAATGCTTGCCTTTGTTGCCGTAGTGGCAACGCTGACCGCATCTCTGATTGCACTGAGTTACGCATCGGAAGGACTGTGCGCGATCATACAACAGGTTGGAGCATCCATAAGTCAGGTAGTAGGCGCTATAGCCAGCGGTATTGCTTCTCTTATTCCGGTTGTGGTGGACGGTATCAACCAGATATTACCAACCATCACTGAAGGCATTGCCACATTGGTACCGATAATTACAGAAGCCATGGCGGCTCTGGTCCCTGTAATAACCGATGCCATCACCGCGATTGTTCCGGTGATCACAGACTTCGCAACAGCCACACTGCCCTTGATAACCACTGGGATTACCGAGGTAGTGTCTGCGGTGACAAGCTCAATGGCTGAGCTGATTCCTGTGGTTACAGACTCGTTCAGCAGTATGGTTGAGAGTGTGTCGCAAGGGATTAGCAGCATGGTTGAGAGCGTGTCGCAAGGGGTTTCCACCATAGCTGAAGCGGTTACACCGCTTGCAGAAGTTATATCGGAGACAATCCAGTCAATCGTAGACGGCGCTACGCAGATAGCCAGTGAAATACCCGGCATACTGGAAGGCGTATCAAGCTCGATCAGCTCGCTCGGGGAATTGATCGGAACTGCTTTTGAGGGGGCTTCAACATCCCTTTCCACCCTGAGCTCTACATTTGACACAGTATTCTCAGGCCTCGTTACCACGATAGATTCCCTCGGGACTACAATCGGCACTGTTTTTGACGGAGTATCCGAAACCGTGTCCACTGTTGGAGATACCATTTCGGGAGTTGTGGAAACTATTGGCAGTTCGATATCGGGTGTGCTTGAGAGTATATCCGGTGTCTTTGAATCAATCGGAACTGCCGCAGAGAGCGCAGGGACCGGTATGCAGGGCATTGCTGATGCAATCGGCACTCTTGTGGGCATGAATTTGGCAGATTTGAGCGCCACGCTGGTCGCAACAGGAAACGGCCTGAGCAGCATAGCATCCGCCGGTGAAGGAATGGCAGAGGTAGGTGCAGCCATTCAGGCAGTCGCTGATTCGGTGCTTCAGATATCAACAAATTTCTCGACACTCTCAACGGATGTGTCTGCGTCCATGAGCGCCATGTCCTCCAGCGTGAGTGACAACATGAGCCAGATCACAAGCACAGCCCAGTCCTCCATGAGCTCCATGCTGAGCACAGTGACCTCCGGAGCAAATGGGGCGGCGCAGGCTATGACCAGCGGCATGAGCCGTCTGGTGGCAGCCATATCCTCTGCAAGCAGCAGGGCGATATCCATAACCACCAGCATGGTCAGCAGTATCATCAGCGCCATGCAGAGCGGAGCGGCCGGAGCCTACAGTGCCGGTGTCATGATCGGTATGGGGCTTGGCAACGGCCTGGCCTCCATGGTCGGTTACGTTCAGGCGCAGGCGGCGGCCCTGGCATCTGCGGCAAATGCAGCCATCGCGGCGAAGGCAGCTATCGGATCCCCGTCAAAGATCACCACGAAGTATGGCCGATGGTACGGGGAAGGCTTTGGCAATGGTATGCGGGATAGACTGCGGTATGTCAGAACTGCCGCGGCGGATCTCGTCACTATTCCTCAGATGGCTTCCGGGCCGTCGGCATATGTAGGAGTCTATTCCGCTGGCCTGTCTCTGGATGAAGAGGCGGTGTACGGACGGGCTGGACGGTATGTGATCGAGGTGCCGGTGAGCATTGACGGACGCGAGTTTGCGAAGGCGACAGCCGAATATACGCAGGATGAACTGGACAGAAGAAACCGCAGAAGCAGCCGCAAGAAAGGCGTTGCCTGAGGAGGATATAGCATATGCTATACAGATTCTATGACACTACAGAACAGCCGGGGGTGGAAGCACTTCCGGCTGAAGCTGTCTGTATAAACGGGACATGGCTCGATGAAGCAATTCCCCAGTACCGCACTCTTGCGGTGAGCGGCAGGGAGCTGCTGCCGATCGACTGGGATACATACACAGCAGGAACGGCAGACGGGTCGCATTTCAATAAGAGACGCATCCCGGAGCGGACTATCACTGTAAAGTATCAGATCACCGCAGAGGACCCGTATACATTCCGGGAAGTATTCGAGAAGCTCAGTTCGCTTCTTCATGTACATGATGCGCTGATCATTTTCGCCGATGAGCCTGACCGATATTTCATCGGCACGCCCCTGACAGATGCAGAAACACCGGAGGAGGGAAGGCTGTCCGTAACCGGATGGTTTGAAATCCTCTGTGCGGATCCGTTCAGGTACAGTCTGGAAGAGTATGAGGTAGAAGCAGATGAGAACGGAGTGATGACCGTTGAATATGACGGCACATATCCGTCAAGGCCGGTGCTCACGGCGGTGTCCGCCTCTGACCTCGGAGTAGTTGCATTCGTAGACCTTGACGAGAACTCCATCACCATAGGTGATCCGGATGAGGTCGACACGGAGACGGCAGAGACATCGGAAACCGTACTGAATGACAGCTTCCTTTCGGCTATGCCTGCGGACTGGGCCGTGAATGCCATCGTTGCTCTGGAGCCGGATGTAAGCACGTATAAACAGATAGGGACGGTAAAAGTAACCAGTGAGGGCCTGACGGCAGACAGCTACGGAAGCGACAGCAAATGGCACGGGGTTACGGTCAAAAAGGAATTTGGCGAAGACTCCAACGGCCATGTCGGTGCGGCAAACTGCACTGTCACATGGAACTTCCGCTTCTGGTCCTCGACCGTGAAGAAGAATGGTGAGCTGATGCTCTACCTGATCGGTGAGGTGGACGGAGCGGAGAAGATCATTGCCTCCTATCATGTGTATAAACCGCATACCAGTGACAATATACTGTGGATCTATTTCTACCTGAATGGCAGCCAGAAGAAGCGGTGGGATCTCACAGCGTCACAGGCCAGCTCCATGACCGGCAAGAACGGGACCGGCGTGGCAAGTATTGCAAAGTTCGGCAAGAAGTTCACCTTCAACTTCTGCGGTACGAGCTATGAGTACGAGAACCCCGATCTGGAAACAATCGAGGTGTCAAAGGTTGCCATGTTCTTTGAGCAGTACGGGACACTCGCTCCCGTGGATCACAACTTTGTCCGGAGCGTGAAGGCGGTATCCCATGGCGTTGAGACGTGGGAAGATGTGCAGAATAAGTTCGCAGCCGGTGACGTAATCACAGCGGATGTCGGTTCCGGGCAGATCACATTGAACGGAATCCCGTCATACGGACTCGGTGTCATCAGCAACAACTGGGAAGAGTTCGCCCTGACTCCCGGCAAGAACGTGATTACCTGCACCTGCTCTGACTGGGCGGCAGAGAGCCCGACATACAAAATTAAGTACAGGAAGGTCTGGCTATGATCCTATATTTCGCAGACAGAAGCATGAACATACTCGGCATGGCATCCACGAAGCTCAGAAACGGCTTGCTTATTCGTGAAGATGAAAAGGAATCCGATGTCGACACTGGTTCGGCGTCACTGGAATTCGACCTTTGCTATGAGAAGGGACGCAGACTGGAGGCTGAGCGGCTTGCGGAACCCGGGAATTACATCCTGCGGCATTCCGGGACCGATGATGAGTTCTACACGATCATCGACAGCGACACAGACGGCACAGGACAGGCCGTATCGGTAAGTGCAGAGGATGCAGGCCTTGAGCTCCTCAACACGATTGTGGGAGCGTTCGAAGCGGCAGAGGCTCATCCAATCATATGGTACATCGATATGTTCGCCGGGAACAGCGGTTTTACCGTAAACATCAATGAGATATCCGACAGATCAAGGAAACTGTCATGGGACGGCGAAGGAACTGCCCTTGAGCGGCTGCTGTCGATAGCCACTCAGTTCGATGCTGAGATAGGTTTTTCCTTTGATATACAGCAGATGAAGGTTGCCCACCAATATATCAATATCTATCGCAAGAGAGGCCGGGAAACCAACCGGGAGCTGCGTGTGGGCAGAGAGATAGCCAGCATCCGGGTAAAAAAGTCTGTCGCAAACCTCGCCACCGGCCTTGAGGTAACAGGAGGGACACCGGAAGGGGCGGACAACCCCATTACTCTTGCCGGGTATACCTATGACGATGGTGACATATACGTGTCCGGTACACAGCTGCTGTCCCGGAAGGCTCTGGAGAAATGGAGCAGATACCAGTGGGATATCCCGGCTGATGAGGGGACGGACACGGACATCATCAGTGACGGCCTGTACTACATCAAACTGGCATCCAGCCCAAACAAGGTGATCGATGTGTCAGGCGGCAGTACGGCGGACAAGGCAAATGTGCAGATTTATACGCTGAACTCGACCACGGCACAGCAGTGGCGCCTCACCTACAACTCTTCCGGCGATTACTACAGCGTCATCAACGTGAAGTCCGGCAAGGCAATGGACGTAGCCGGGGGAAGCAAGGCCGAAGGGGCAAATGTCCAGCAGTATCAGGTCAACAACTCCAAAGCTCAGAGATGGGCCTTCCGGAAGCGGAGCGAAGGCATGTACTCCATCCACACGGCTATCAATGACAAGGCTCTGGATTTGGCAGGCGGACAGACTGCGGACGGCACCAATATCCGTGTATATACATACAATGTATCAAACGCCCAGCTCTGGGTGCTCGAGAAAGTGTCGGCCTCCGATGTCGGTGCCGGACATATCATAAAGACGTTCTCGCATGACTCGCTGACGCAGGCAGAGCTCTGCAACCGGGCCATTGCCGAACTGCGGAGAATATGCGATACGGAGGTCAACTATGAAGTGGAGATGGCCACCCGGATAGAGGATCTTCAGCTGGGTGATACCATCAACCTCATAGACAGCGAAGAAGAACTGTATCTGTCTGCGAGGGTGCTGAAGATCACTGAAGGAGAGGCAGATAACAAACAGACGGTAACTCTTGGCAATTATTTATTGAAGAAAGGATGAGACAGCATGGCATATTTAGACGATATCAATGTGGTCTTGAAGGCAGCGCCCTCCGGTGTGCCGGTTGTGATCCGGCTGAACCAGAACGAAAACGGCCGGAATATGTACTTCAAGCTGCAGGGACTGGAAGCTGATATCCCCTCCGGGGCCACAGTCACAATCAGTGGAACGAAGCCGGACGGGAAAGTATACAGCGGCACAGGAAGCATCTCGGAGAACATAGTGCTGATTCAGGAGACGGTTCAGCTTACTGCTGTCGAGGGAATCTGGGACGCAAAGATCCAGATCACGTCCGGGGGAAACACGATTGCGTCCGCCCGTGTACGCTTTGTAATAGACCCTGACACCGTGGAGCCGGGCTCAGTCCCTTCCGACACCGAGCTGGAAGGTCTCGTTGCGCAGGCCCAGCAGTACGCCGAAACCGCAAGGCAGGAGGCGTATGGCTCTCCGCTCACTGCGGCTACAGCGGCAGGCATGACTGACCGTACAAGGGTGTATGTCTATACAGGCTCGGAGACTGGCTATACAGCCGGACATTGGTACCACTGGGATGGTTCGGCATGGACCGATGGAGGCATATACAACTCAACAGCTGTGCAGACCGATAAGAATCTGAGACTGTCAGATGTGGCGGCAGATGCGCTCGTGGTTGGTGAGAAACTTGCCCTGATAAAAGAGATGATTGCCGGGATTGAAGTCACCAGTACGGCCACAAAGGCCTATGCTGTTGGTGATCTGGTTATCGTTGGAGATGTGCTTTACAAGATGACCAAGGCCATCACCTCCGGAACGCAGATCGGCTCAACCAATGCGCAGAAAACGACAATCGATCAGGTGATCAACAGCAGGTTCACCGATCTGAGAAGTGATGTTTATGAGCAGATAAACGATCTTGACTCAGACCTGATTGCGATCAGGGACATGATTTCTGGGGTTGAAAGCACAACCATAGCCAGAAAGAACTATTCAACAGGTGATTTATTCATTCTTGGCGTAGACAATACTCTTTATGAGGCAATTAAGGACATAGAGGCAGGAACGCAGATCAAGTCAGTCAATGCCAGACAGACAACGATCGCAGAGGCTCTGAAAGCCAGAATCGCAGACTCTGTTGACAACACCCTGACACAGACCGGCAAGGCGGCAGATGCCAAGGTGGTAGGAGATGAAATAACCAGTTTAAAGGGCGATTTAGGTGCCTATAGTAATAATGCAATAAAGACACTTTCCTTTTCTGATGGCACTCCATCCGGTGATTACTCCATTGTTTTTCCGACCTTTGTTCAAGGTGGTATTAGCATTTCCGGTGGCACTACAATTAAATACACCGAATCCGCAAGGGATATAAGGACAGAAACGCCAATAAGCGGTGGTTATCTGATTCACAATCTTGATACGGACAATAACAACATTCGTGTGTATATATTCGCAGATGGGACATATTCTAGTTACATGCGTGATGTGCAATGGGAAAACATCATGACGGATGAATGGGTTTATTTGCCCATTATTTCAGGTTATACATATCAGATTTGTTTCCATACAACCGGGAGCGGCATTACACCGGAAAACGCACCTATTGAAATGCTGAAAATCGCAGCAAGCAAAAACCCTTTAAATGATGTTGTTCCGGGGTATGCGTGGAATTTGAACGAAGGAACGTCGGCAAATTCAAAACGGGCATATATGATTTTTCCGGGAGTAAAAAAAGGCGATGTTATCAAGTTTGACGGTGAACGGTATAGTGTAAGCTATTATGTTCTTGGTGGCAACTTGACCGACCTTGTTTATACTCCGAACGCATGGGATTCAACAGGCGACATTAAAGTCAATGTTCCTGATGATAAATCGTATCAGCTTTTTGTTCAGTTCAAGTGGTCGGACAATAATAGTATTACTGCGGATAGGGTGGCATATATTTCCAACTTCACGCAGATTATAGCAGAATCAAAAACCATTGATCTGTTTATGTTCATGGGTCAGTCCAATATGGCAGGACGAGGGATCACAAATTCCACTTGGACGGAAAAAGCACCGAAAATCAATTACGGAGCAGGATATGAGTTCAAGGCAATTTCCGACCCAACGAAACTCTACCCGGCATTAGAACCTTTCGGTGTTGACGAAAATCAGACGGGCGGCATTGACGATACAACCCCGGACAATGAAGATTTGACAACGGGTGTAAGCAAAAAAACGGGTTCTTGCGTGGTTGCGCTGATGAACACTTATTACGGCGTGACAGGGATCCCGATTGTCGGCGTTTCTGCATCAGAAGGCGGCACAACTATCGCCCAATGGCAACCGGATACGGACAGGCTTGATGATGCGTTGAACCGTCTGAATACTGCCGTGACATGGCTTGAAGCAAACGGGTATTATATTCGTCACAAATATATGATGTGGTGTCAAGGGGAAAATGATTCTTCTACACCGTCTGCGGATTACAAAGCATCTTTTTCTGCTATGTTTGGTGCCATGAAAACTGCCGGGATTGAAAAATGTTTTCTTGCCCGTATTGGCGAGTATAACAACGGCAGTTCGACCGCATATTCCGCTATGATTCAATGCCAGACGGAAATGGGGCAGGAAATGGCAGATGTTATCATGTGTACAACCGACCTTGCTTCCTTCCGTGACCGTGGATTGATGAAGGATAAATACCATTTTTATCAAGCGGCATACAACGAAATGGGCAGATATTCCGGGGCGAATATTGCGGTTTACGTCAGAACAGGGAAAGAACCGACTATGTACGACCCAAAATACAATAATCTGTACTATTCACACAAGAATTGATTAAGTCAACTAAACGCCCATTTAGCTAACTTAAAGGGAACTTTAAACTGATAACCGGACGAGAGATTTTGGACGCCAGGGCGCCCAAATAGTTTGACATACCAGAACATTAGTACGATAATAAGAATATAAAAAGGAGCCGCAAAGGACTACCAATCACAGATGCGACTCCAAAACCTTATTCAGGTATGGTCGTATTGTACCATACCTCCTTGTAATATGCAAAGGAGGCTTTTTTATGTCTGATTATCGTAACCAGCTGATGCAAACGATCGAAGCAGCTATGCTGCAAGTCTCTGATCCGGAAGAGCGGGAGATCGTTACCCGGAAGATCCTCTGCGCCCTGAATGACTATGAAATCATGAAGCGGTGCACGGATCTGGCAATTTACGACGATCTGAATGACAGACTTATCAAAAGATATTGTGCCTGCCTGTCCGTGGACGGAAAATCGCAGAAGACAATCTACGCATATGCAAGGCAGATCCGCCGGTTCGCAGAATATACTGGCCTGCGGCTCACGGATGTCGGCGTCTATGACATCCGATACTACTTGACCTGCGAGAAGGAACGGGGTATCTCTGATCGATCGGTAGAAAATACCAGATCATATCTGTCGGCTTTTTACCAATGGCTTACCGCAGAAGAGATCATCCCAAAGAATCCGTGCATGAACCTGAAACCGGTTAAGTATACGGACAAGGAGCGCAAAGCATTCTCCGCGGTGGAAATTGACGCCCTCAGGCATGCATGCAAAACCGCAAAGGAACGGGCGCTGATTGAGATGCTGATTTCAACCGGCGTCCGCGTGTCGGAGCTGACGGGGATGGATGTGTCAGATATCAATATGGCAGATCTGTCAGTGCACGTCAGACACGGAAAAGGCAGGAAAGAGCGGATCACCTATACCACAGAAGTGGCGAAGCTGCATCTGCAGAAGTATCTGCTGGCAAGAAGAGATACATCATCAGCACTGTTCTGCAGCAACTCAGGAACCAGAATCAGTGCCGACAGCGTAAGGATCGCCCTGAAGAAGATCGGATCCAGAGCAGGAGTCGATAATGTACATCCGCACCGGTTCAGGAGGACCTTCGCAACAGGGCTGGCTGCCAGAGGCATGGCAGTCCAGGAGATTCAGCGGCTGCTCGGGCACACCAACATCAATACGACGATGCGGTACATCTGCATGGACGACACAAAAGTAAAAGCATCCTATCAACAGTATATAGCATAAGCAACTGTTTCACTGGCACCCGGCACAATCGGGTGCCTTTTATTATGGAGGGAAGTCCCATGGGCATCAGAGACGAACCGTTGGTCTTGCGGTTTTGACTAAACCCGAAATAAGATCAAAAAAACAAGTCAATTTGAACTAACCGGAGGACAGACCTATGGATATAGGAGAAATCATCAAAGAGATACACTTTGCCAATCTTCTCTGGCTCCTGTTGATCCCGGTGGCCATGATGGCCATCGACATCGTGACGGGCCTGATCAATGCCTGGGCAACCAACAGCTTCCAGTCGGCGCGGATGCGGACAGGGCTGGCGAAGAAGTGCGGCGAGATCATCATTATTCTGATCGGCATGATGTTCACTTACGGAATGAACCTGCCGAGGTACATCCTGACCGGCATAGCCATCTACATCATCTTCATGGAGCTGATGTCGGTCATGGAGAACCTGAAGAAGCTGGGTGTACCAATTCCGGCCTTTATTTCAAAGGTATTGAATAATGTAGATGAAACACTCAAGACTGCCGAAGACTACGAAGAACTGAAAAGGCAGCTGGAGGAACTGAAAGCGGCGGCAGCGGTCCGGGCAAGAGACCGGCCCGAGGCGCTGGTGGACGACGGCAAATAATAAGACTACAGGGCATCGCTTCGGCGGTGCCTTTTTTCATTATTTAGAAAGGATACGGCGATGAGCATAAAGGGAATTGACGTCAGTCAGTGGCAGGGGGATATAAAGTGGATGCTGGTCAAAGGTGATCAGGATTTTGTTATTCCCCGGGAAGGATACCGCAGGACGATTGATCCGTGGTTCCTGAGTTATGCCCGCGATGCACGGAAGGCTGGCATGTCCATACCGGGAGTGTATCACTTCCTATATTGTATAAATGAAGTGGAAGCTGCGGCAGAGGCCCAGTCTGCGGTCCGGAAGGTAAGAGAGGCAGGGCTTCCGGATAGCACAATCATTTTTGCGGATTTCGAGTATGATTCCGTGGACAAGGCAGCAGCAAGGGGCGTATATGTCGACAAGGATCTGTGCACCAGGATGACTCTTGCTTTTTGCCAGGAAGTGGAACGGCAGGGATTCCGTGCCGGCATTTATACAAATCAGGACTTTTGGAACAGAATGTATGATATGACCAAGCTGGAGCAGTTCGTGCCCTGGCTGGCTCATTACAATGGTGGTGCGGCACCGGCTCACGATTGTGAATTCCACCAGTACAGCAGCTCCGGATCCGTGCCAGGCATCAACGGAAATGTTGATATGGATCTGTGCTATGGCTCGATCGGCGATCCGATCAGGCCGGTGGCGGCTCCGGAGAAGATCCTCCGGAAGGAGGTGGCTGCCCAGCTCATGGAGCATCTGGTAGATCACGAGTGGCACGGATACAGCCAGTATGCCAGATGGGGAGATGGTGAGGGATACTGCTATGTCTCGATTGGAGGGCAGTCCTACGCCCTGGAGCAGGGTGACAGGGACTGCAGCTCCGCGGTGATCAACTGCTATCAGGTGGCCGGTATCCCGGTTAAGGATAAGGGAGCGACCTACACGGGTAATATGAAGAATGCATTCCTGGCCACCGGAGCATTCAAATGGCATCCGATGTCAGGCGGGAAATGCACGGACGGATACACACCTGTCAGAGGTGATATCCTGCTGAATATCAAGAGTCATACGGCCATGATCCAGAACCAGCTTAGGGTCATGGAGTTCTCGATCTCAGAGACCGGCGGGATCCACGGGGCAACCGGAGACCAGACAGGACAGGAGAGCCACTGCAGAGCATATTATGATTATCCCTGGGATGGATGCCTGGAGTGCATCGATCAGACCTATATCGAGGGATCCAAGGCAGAGGACCGTGGCGTGTACACCGGTCTGGCCATCGGATCGATCGGCGAGGACGTCCGGAAGCTCCAGGAGATGTTGGATGATGTTGGATACGATATCAAGATCGATGGAGTCTTCAGTGATAGCACCGCAGGGGCGCTGAGAGCCTTTCAGGAGACCGCCGGCATCACGGTGGACGGCATATATGGCAAAGAATCCGAGGCCGCCCTGGTCGCGGAGTGGAAGCGTCGCACCGGCGGGAAGACGGCCGGGAGTCCGTGGATCGAGTACGCGGTGAAGACACTGCACCACGGGATCAGGCCGGTAGTATGCAATGGAGCTTCTGCAGGATGCGAGAACGACGCCATAGTCGGCATAGCAATCAAGGCGTCCTGTGGATCCGTGAAGTACCGCGTTCACTGCATGCGGTCCGGTTGGCTCCCGTGGGTTACCGGGTGCGACTGGGAAGACAAAGTCAATGGATATGCCGGCATCGGCGAGGATATGATCGATGCGCTGCAGGTAATGTACTACACTGACCTGCGGCAGACCGGAGACCAGTATTATGAGGCTGTGTACGCTGTCAGGCCGTACTATGGAGATAATTATCTGCCGGAGGTTCATGATACAGATATGAGCTCCACTGACGCCGGAGGCACTGCAGGCATGTTTGGATTACCTTTTACGGAGCTGAAATTGAGGCTGGAGAAGTGCTAAACAATTGCTTTTATATAGAAGAAATTTCGTGTCATATTTCGTGTCATATAGCACCCTAAAAAGCGGTATTTTCCTTCCGGATATGAAAAGCTCATTTCACATGAGAAAACCCGAAAACCCGCATAAATAAAGGAAAAACCGGGAAGCGGCACTATAGCTGACTTCCCGGTTTTCGCGCAGAGGATGGGATTCGAACCCAGACACAACCCTTGATTTTACTGGCTCCGTGGGCTGTCGTGTCATATATCGTGTCATACTATCCGATTTTTTTGATATACTCGAGTACCTTTTCTGACTCCGATCGCATCTTGTCCGACAGCGCTTCCCGGTACACTCTCTTCATCACATTGTCCGTTTTCCACCCGCCCGTCTTCATGATATAGGCATCCGGTACGCCCAGGGCATGGGCTATGCTGGCATAGTAGTGCCGGAGATCATGGAACCGGAAGCTGTTCGGCACGCGGGAGTACCGTACAGCTCTCCGAAACCGGTTGGACAGGATCTTCGGGGTCATGTGGAATACCCTGCCTTCTTTCCCCTGGAAGAATGTGATCACCGATTCTGGAACAATCACAGAGCGGTAGGAGCTGAGTGTTTTCGGCTGCTTGATTTCATACAGGCCTTCCGGAGTCTCTACCATGCTCTTGCTGATCGTCAGGACATCCCCATTAAGATCAGACGCTTCCAGGGCGCAGATCTCACCGCGGCGCAAGGAGCAGAAGGCCGCCAGGACAACGGCGATCTCCAGATCCTTCCCTTTTATGTGGTTTATGAGCTGCTTCAGTTCATCATCTGTCGGTGTGTGCAGATCCGGCTTCTTTGCTGCCGGAAGCGTGAGATCCAGATCCCGCCTGGTGTACACCTTAACCGCGCTGTTGAGCAGGCCGTATACATTCCGGGTCGTCTTTGGTGAACACGTCTTTGCAGACAGCCATGACTGCAGCGTGACCATGTCCAGGCTGCGGATCGACATCCCTTCTATGTCCTGGTAGTGGTTTTTCTGATAACTCTTGTAGGCCGTCAGGGTGGAAGGGCTGAGTACGCCTGCCTTTGATCGGATATAATATTCGATCGCGTCCTGTATTGTGATGTCAGCAGCTCTGCGCTGTCGATCAAAGAGCCATTCCGCAGCCATGCGCTCGGCTTCCTTCTTGCCGGCCTTCGACGGATCATCGCAGGTAAAGGATTCATAGCGGGCTGTCTTCTTGCCGTCTTTGTACTCGTAGTGGGAGAATACCCGCACACGCCATGATCCGGAAGGCAGTTTTCTTGCAGTGGCCATAAAAAACTCCTTTCAGGGTATGGAAATCTAAGCCCGGAAGGAGTATGATGATCCTGCGTGTGGATCGGCTCCTTCGAGAGCTGGTTGCTCTGGCTCCGGTGTTGCAGCATCGGGGCCTTTTTGATACGACATATAGTAAAAGGCACCTATGTAGAAACCTACACAAGTGACTTTCAACCGTAATCAATACGGTTCTCTCTGTGTATGTATGCTACTATAGTGTATTTAAAAAATCATAGATCAGAGCAATCCTCTTCAATTACCTAAAACGAAGAACCATTATTATGGCTGATTGCTTTCTTTGCAAAGGATATTAATGCTTTGGGCAAGCTTCATAGCTAATTCACGAGAAATAACAATTGAGACAATATCGTTGTTAATTGGCTGGCTATTAGGATCATTTGGATCGATGGGTTCATCTTGCCTCATCTTTATTATAAAATTGTTTTCTATAGAATTATAAGCACAAAAAACACTATTTACATAATTTAACATGTTCTGAACGCATCCTTTCTACTGGTTTCATTAATAACGCTTGTCTTCATAAACGGGGTAGCAGGTCTTATTATCTTTGCATATGTGTTTACAGATGTTGTAATTGTTAAAGCATCATCCGCGACCGAAGGGCTTTTACTATATGCCACTATTGACGTATCAAGATTTAACTTAGCAACTAGGTTTGCTATTGTTTTTAATGAGAAATTCACCCCCCCATGTTCCCACTTTGATACTTGCGATTGCTTTACATTAAGAAAGTCAGCAAATTCAGCCTGTGTCATATTCTTTTTTATGCGTTCCTTAACTAAGATAGATGTCATTTCGGCGGAGAGTTTTGAAAAGACAATATCTTCAGGAGTAACAAACTCAGAAAATAACTCTAAAATGTCTTGAACAGTTTTTCCTTTCTTATCAGCCATTTTTCTCTTCCTCCTGTAATTCGACATAGCGTTGATATGCAATTCGCGTTTTATCCGTATAATCAGAAGCCTTTTTCCCAGAACGTTCAAAAAAAACAGTTAATAAGTAGGGATTTGACATCTTATCAAAGATGACTAACAGGCGAATATTAAATTGATTGCGCTTCAAGTGAATCGAATATATATCGTGATCAGAGTATTTTAGCTTCTCATGATCATCAACCGTTATAATACGTGAACCAAGATCAGATAGAAGTTTTAATTGTGTAATTAAAACCTGGAGAAAGCTATCAGCTTTTCCGCTTAATTCCTTCTTTAAAAGACTCTTAAATTCGAGTAAGCAACGGTGGTGAACATAAAAGTCTTTTAATAAGTATAGCAATTCAGTAATAGCATCTTTTGTATTCATCTACACCCCCATTATATTACATATAAATGATAAAAACAATACAAAACATTAGCTTATACCAATATTATATACTCTCGGTGATCCCTTAGAAGTCTCTTTCGGCTCCCCTGTTCAATTCACTATCAGATCTTCCCTACACCCACCTTATCACTGCCAGCGGGTCCAGGCGGATCTATCTCGATCGGAAATCCTTATCAATAAGAAACTGTTCATGAGCATTTGGATCTCGCTTAGCTTTTTTTAACATTCTTACTAATCTTCCCTGCATACCGTCTCCCCAAGCATTATGATCAAGCGCATCTACACACACGGCAACGGAATCGTTGTACTTTTCCTGCTTTTCATAAAGCATTGCAAGTCGCTTAAAAGCGGGGGCGTTAGGAGCAGGGGTAGTGTGGTATGTGAGTGCGATGGAATTCATTTGTTTATATAGATGGATATTGTTTTTACAAAGATCCTCAAACCTTCTTGCGCGAAAACCCGTATAATCTTTCAAATTATAGAGCAATGACCAGTCGCTTTGTATTTTTTCAAGCTGTTTAAAATACATGCTCGAAATGTTCTTAGTGGCGTCAATATATCTCGCATAATCACCTGCAGCAGAAAAAGAACTTTCGGCAGGTCGCTTAAATGCATCAAAAATACCCATTATTTTATTTCTCCTTGGAACTTTATGGCTTTGCCGAGGATTCGGACCTGTTTGTGGTCCTCCGGTGTAAATACCAGATCTTTGTATGCAGGATTTTCAGCCCGCAAGATAATCATCTCATTATATTTGTAAAAGCGTTTCAGAGTCGCTTCGTCATCTATCGCCACGACAGCAATCTCACCGTTCTCAACTGATTCCTGCTTTCTGACAAAGACGATGTCTCCATCATTGATCCGGGCGTTGATCATAGAATCACCTTTACACCGGAGGACGAAGTCCGCCTTGATGTTCTCTGTGACATCCTGCTGGAACTCAAATTCCTCGGCCATGAAGATAGGCTCTCCGCAGGCTACGGAGCCGAGCATGGGAAGCCGGCCTGTGCTGACGGGGTGGATGTTTGGGTAGGAAGGGATATCATCCCAGCCCATGATGTAAGCGGGAGAACTTCCTGTTACTTCGGCAATAGCTTCTACCTTATCCGAAGGAATATTAGTAATAATATCGTTTTCGTATTTATAAAGTGTTTGCTTCGAAACATGAATCCTGTCAGCCATTGAGACTTGACTGAGACCGATTTTCTCTCGAAGAAGCCGTATTCTTTCTCCCTTGGTCATGATCTCACTCCTTCATACGTAACAAAACTGTAAAAACATAGTAGCACAAATAAGTTACATTTACAACCAAAAATATCTTGACAAGTTACAAAACCGTGTTATCATAGTGGTAACTTATAAAGTTACAAAAGGAGGTTGATATAATGATCAAGACGGACAAATTGCGCGGGATCATTGTTGAGAACGGGTATTCACAGATGGATGTTGCAAAACAGATCGGTATTGCCCCAAAAACGTTCTACGAGAAAATGAAGAGCGGCATTTTTGGGAGTGATGAGATCCAGGTTATGATTGACATGCTCCATATTGAAGATCCGGTCTCAATTTTTTTTGCACAAGAGTAACTTAATAAGATACTTTTACATCCGACGAAGACGCGAAGTGAAAGGAGGAAAGAGGTGAAGAGGTTTTTTCTTGAGTTTGATTTTGATCCTGTTCCATACGAAAACCTGCCGGAAGGTGAGGGATGGTTGACAGGGGGTGTGTGGGATTACACGAAGCAAGAACATAGCCCTACTCACTCGGGGATAGGATGGAACGGAAACAGCATGAAGACGATGAAAGCATACATCAGTCGCATAAAAAAGAATTATCCATCTCAACATCCGCACAATTTTCGGATATTCGACAGAGAAGCGCCAGATGAACCGTGCGGGCATGTTGGAGAGATATATTTTCAGGCAGAGTAATTATGTGAAGGGAGGGGACCATGACACTCGGAGAACTTATTGAAACCGGACTGATCAAAGACGACGACACCGTAGCCGTCCACTTGCACCTGATCGGCGGCCTGAAGCAGGTCAGACGGGGGAACTGGTATCAGGATCAGATTCTGGACGTGATGGATCAGCCGATCGACACGCTGAAATATTGCTGTGGTGACTGGGACGTCACTCTGCAGACAAAGGAGGAATGATCTTCGGAAAGGAGGTAACACATGGCACTCGCACCAACAACGATCCTGTTTGGCGGCGGGTATAACCGGCCGGTGTATGCAAACATTGCCAAGGCCGTAGGGGTCAGCCCGGCCACCATAACAAGGTGGAAGGCGAACCCCAAGATGATCCCGCTGGGGAACCTGCAGACACTCTGCAGGGTGAGAAAACTGACAGACGAAGAGATCATAGCAATCGTCAGAGGCAGATAGGAGGGACATATGGAAGACAAAAGGATGGTCACCATTCCGATCGAGGATTATCAGGAGCTTATCAAGTCCGACATCCTGTTCGATCAGCTGGTCATGTCGCTCATGAAGGCAGCTTCCCGGAACAATGATGGCTCAGCCCTGCAGTTCGATGAGGACGCGATCCGGTTCATCTGTGAGACTCAGCTGCCGGAAGCGTACAGCGCCACGCTGGAACGGCTCAACCGGGAGCACGAAAAGAGACAGGTAGCAATGAAGGAGTCCATGATGGAGGTTATCGAATGAAACACGGAGCATTTCAGAAGTTCTACAGTGATACGGAAGATATGGTCAGGACGACGATCAACCAGTCGGATATTCCGACCGCGCAGAAGCGCCTGCTCCGGACCATCTGTTCGGAGGACGCCAGCTACACTTCCTCGCAGCTGCGTATGCTGCTGGAACTGGTATTTAAGCTGTGACTGTGAGAGGCAACAGCTCCGCTGAGGGCATCTGCCGGACATGCACACATGTGTACTGTCTGGAGCGGGACCGCGGCGTGGCGTGTACAGACTACGAGAGGGGAGCAGGGGATGCAGTACAGAAGGGATTGGAACGGAATGACGGAGATCACTGTCGGAAACACCGTAAGGGCCGCTGAGACGGAGCCAGAGCAACGCAGAGACGCAAAAATCATTCAGGCGGACACTTTTACGGCTAAACACTTAAACGTCGTCAGAGAGCGCCAGAGAGCCGCTGAGCGGTATCGGAGAGAAAAGGAGGTGGAGCTGATCAGGGTTACGCTGCAGGCCATCTGTCTGTTGGCCATGTTCTTCATGATCTGCCTGGTAGACACGGTGGGGATCCTGGGGACCGTGATGCTGGTAGCCGGCATCATCAGCTGCGCAGCCATCATGATTTTGCTCGGAGACGATAAAAAAGAGCACTGACAGCTGCAACTGTCAGCACTCAAGGATCAGAACCATCCAAGGCCAGTATATCACTGGCGGAAAGGAAAGACAAGTTGAGGGTTTATTTGTGTGACTTATGCAAGAAGGAAATCCACAAGCAGGTCTATCGGATCAATATTGTGGCGTTTCCGGCTGATGATAAGCCGGAGAGCGCGAGAGCGTTGGATGATGACTGGGCTAATGAGGTACGAAAAATGGACCTCTGCTATGAGTGTCTGACTGACACTCTGCGCGGAGACACATCTGTAAATTTCGAGGGGGGGGGTACCGACCACACACAGTGCCGAGCCGGCGCAGGAACCAGATCCGCAGCCTGAGCCGGCAGCCGAAGCAGCGGACGCAGCTCCCGATGATGGCGAGTTGACAGAGGAAGAAGAGCAAGCCATCTGCGACAGAATAGCCGGCCTGGCAAAGAATGAGAAGCGGAAAATCGACCTCGGGAAGCTGAAGGCCCTCTGGGAGGCAAACCAGAGAGGTGCAGACTGGCCGATCACAAAGATTGCGGACGAGCTCGGATGCTCTGACGCGACCGTGCATTACCATCTGAAGAAAATGGGGTTAAGGAAAGGATAAGAAAGCTACATGAAGATCAACAAGCTTGAAATCGAAAACGTAAAGCGGGTCAAGGCAGTCAGGATCGAGCCCACAAAGAATGGACTCACTGTAATTGGCGGGAAAAATGCGCAGGGGAAAACCTCCGTCCTGGATGCCATTGCGTGGGCACTTGGAGGGAACAAGTTCCGCCCAAGCGAAGCTGTTAATACGGACAGTGTTATTCCTCCGCATATGAAAATCATCATGGATAATGGCCTTGTGGTAGAACGCAAAGGCAAGAACAGCGATCTGAAGGTTACAGATCCTTCCGGACAGAAGGGAGGACAGCAGCTTCTGGATGAATTTGTGGAAGAACTTGCACTGAATCTCCCAAAGTTCATGGAGGCATCCGGGAAGGAAAAAGCCAACACCTTATTGCAGATTATTGGCATTGGACCGCAGCTGGCCGAACTGGAGCAGAAAGAAAAGCAGATTTACCAGGAACGCCTCTTTGTAGGACGAACGGCTGACCAGAAAGAGAAATTTGCAGCAGAACAACCCTATTATCCCGATGCCCCGGACGAGCCGGTAAGCGCAGCGGATCTGATACGGATGCAGCAGGATATTCTGGCCAGGAACGGTGAGAACCAGAGAAAGCGTAATTTGGCTTCGCAATTGGAGATCCAGGCAGATCAGGCAGAGAAAGAACTCTCCCTGGCGTATGCCAGGGCCGCTGAAGCTGAGAAACAGCTGGAAGCCGCAAAGGAAAAGTACAATAAGGCCTGCGAAGACAGGGATATTGCATTCCGGTCGGCGGAAAGTCTTATTGATGAATCTACGGCTGAACTGGAGGATTCCATCAATCATATCGATGCCCTTAACCTGAAGGTCCGTGCCAACCTGGACAAAGCAAAAGCAGAGGACGATGCGAAGGTATACAGAGATCAGTATATGCAGCTTTCACAGAGTCTGGAGCAGGTACGGAACGAAAAAATGTCACTGCTGGAGAACGCGGATCTTCCGCTGCCGGATTTGTCTATCCTGGACGGCGAGCTGATCTATCACGGACAGAAGTGGGACAACATGTCCGGAGCAGAACAGATGATTGTTAGCACGTCCATTGTCAGAAGATTGAACCCAAAGTGTGGCTTCGTCCTCCTGGACAAGCTTGAAGCTATGGATCTCGACACGTTGCAGGAGTTCGGAAAGTGGCTTGAGCAGGAGGGGTTGCAGGCAATTGCCACACGGGTAAGCACCGGTGATGAATGCAGCATCATTATCGAAGACGGATACGTTGCAGGAGCTGCCCGTGAACAGCAAGATCAGCAGAAAAATCTGACAGATTGGAGCAAGTGGAAGGCATAAAGGAGGAAACATGGAAATTACCAGAGGCAAGATAAACAGCGCTAAAAAGGTCCTTATATACGGCCCGGAAGGAATAGGAAAGACAACATTTGCGGCGGCGTTTCCGGATCCGCTGTTCATCGACACGGAAGGATCGACAAAGGAACAGGACGTCGCAAGGCTTCCGGCACCGTCATCCTGGACCATGATAAAGGAAGAGGTGCGTTACGTATGCCAGAATCCTGCAGTCTGCAGAACCCTGGTAATTGACACGGCAGACTGGGCGGAAAAGATGGCTATCCAGGCCGTGCTTGATGAACATAACAAGAATGGAATCGAAGATTTCGGGTATGGAAATGGATATCGGTATGTGTATGAGAAATTTGGCGAGCTCCTGAACCTGCTGAATGATGTGATCAGCTGCGGCATCCATGTTGTCATGACTGCACATGCCACCTTGAAAAAATTTGAGCAGCCGGATGAGCTGGGGGCTTATGACCGGTACTCCATGAAGCTGATCGATTCCCCAAAGACATCCATCAGCGCTGCTGTAAAAGAATGGTCCGACATGGTGCTGTTCGCCAATTACAAGACCATTGTGGTTACTGACAGCAAGACAAAAAAGAGCAAGGCCCAGGGCGGTAAACGAATCATGTACACCACGCACCATTCCTGCTGGGACGCCAAGAACCGTTATGGCCTGCCCGAGGAGCTGCCCTTCGATTATGCATCTATCAGATCCATCATTGAAAACAGAGCTGAGTCAGAAAAGGAAGTGGCCCCATCCTCCACTGCACCGGTGGAGCAGCCGCGAAGAGCGCCTGAACCGGAGGAACCAATGCCTGCCAAAAGCACTCAGAAGCCTGAAACGAAGAAGGAAAGACCTGGGAAGGCTCATGAGGATGTGAGGGCAGAGCCTCCGAAAGAGGTTCCCAAAACGCTCGGGGAGCCGGCGGAACTGAGTGAAAAAGATCTGGATGTTCGGATCCCCAAGGCCCTGCGGGACCTGATGCTGCATGATAACATCGGCGAATGGGACATCGAGAATTTTGCGGCGACATACGGGTTTGTTACAACCGGATCCAAGATCTGGGAGTTTGAACAGCAGAACAGCGGCATTATAGACGGGCTTTTTGTGGCTGACTGGGATCGCGTCAGGGACGCCATCCTGCAGGCAAGAAAAGAACAGGAAATACCATTCAATTAAGGAGGAATGAAAAATGGCAGTAAATGGATATGATCTGGATTGGGACAGCACGATAGACGCGGACGAGCAGCAGTATGAGGTAATCCCGGAGGGAGACTACAGCTATATTGTGGACAGAGTTGAGAAGTCCTTTGTAGGCGACAGCTCGGAGAAGTACGCCGGAAAGAAGATGGCCATTGTATACTTCAACATTCAGGTGCCTGGGCAGGAAGAAGTTGCCGTAAAAGAGAATTTCATCCTGCACAGTAATTTTGCCTGGAAAATTGGCAGCCTGCTTGTGTCGGCCGGCATCAAGAAAAAAGGCGAGGCAATCTCCGGCAATAACTGGAATAAGCTTCCCGGAAGCCGGGGCCGCTGCCATGTCATCCAGACCGCCAGCAAGAGAAATCCCGATCAGAAATTCAATAATATCCAGAAGTTCTATGAGCCATCTGATCAGAATGACAGCGGCGCAAACAAGTGGGCCTGGGGGAAGTAAATGAGTACTGCAATGGCCCTTCGGCCTTACCAGCAGGAAGCTTATGAGTCCATTCTGAAGAAATGGGATGACGGGGCTGACAGGCTCCTGCTGGTGCTGCCGACGGGATGCGGAAAGACGATTGTGTTTTCAAAGGTGGTCGAAGACTGCGTACGGCGCGGCAGGAAGCCCCTGGTATTGGCCCATCGGGGAGAGCTGCTCGATCAGGCATCGGATAAGATCCGAAAAAGTACCGGCCTGGGATGCTCTGTGGAGAAGGCGGATTCCTCCTGTTTCGGCTCCTGGTTCCCGGTGGTTGTAGGATCCGTGCAGACGATGATGAGGGAGTCCCGGTTGAAAAAATTCCCGGAAAATTATTTCGGGGCAATAATCGTAGATGAAGCTCATCATTGCATATCTGACAGCTACCAGAAAGTGCTGCAGCACTTCCCGCATGCAAAGGTTCTCGGTGTTACGGCAACGCCTGACAGAGGAGATATGCGCAGCCTCGGCACATACTTTGAGCAGATCGCGTATGAGTACACACTTCCGGAAGCAATTCATGAGGGTTTTCTCTGTCCGATCCGCGCCATGACGATTCCGCTGAAGATCGACATTTCCGGTGTTGGCATTTCATCGGGAGATTTTAAGGCCGGAGAGGTCGGCACCGCTCTGGATCCATATCTGGAACAGATAGCTGCCGAAATGGAGAAGCACTGCAAATACCGTAAAACGGTGGTGTTCCTACCGCTGATCAAGACCTCGCAGAAGTTCAGGAAAATACTGGAAGAGCATGGATTCAATGCGGCAGAGGTAAACGGAACAAGCGAAGATCGTGCGGAAGTGCTCCGCGATTTTGATAAGGGACGGTATAACGTACTATGCAACAGCATGCTGCTGACAGAGGGATGGGACTGCCCCAGCGTAGACTGCATCATCGTGCTGCGGCCGACAAAGGTGAGGAGCCTGTACAGCCAGATGGTTGGCAGGGGCACCAGGCTTTCTCCGGATACCGGTAAGGATCATCTGCTGCTTCTGGACTTCCTCTGGATGACGGAGCGACATGACTTATGCCATCCCGCCTCGCTGATCTGCGAGGACGATGAGATCGCACAGAAGATGACAGAGAACCTTGCAAAGGATCCGGAGGCCTCTGTAGAGCTCGAGGAGGCAGAAAAAACTGCGTCAGAGGATGTGCAGCGCGACAGAGAAGAGGCCCTCGCAAAACTGCTTGCAGAACAGAAAAGGAAAAAAAGCAGGCTGGTTGATCCGCTGCAGTTCGAGATGTCCATTCAGGATATGGACCTTGTGAATTACCGGCCTCCATTTGGAGCAGCTATGCAGCCCCCTACTGATCTGCAGAAGGAGACACTGGAGAAACTGCAGATAAATCCGGAAGGGATTGAATCGTTCGGAAAAGCCGAACTGTTCATTGACAGGATCCGACAGCGGCAGACAGAAGGTATGGCTACTCCGAGGCAGGTCAGGCAGCTGGAAAACAGAGGTTTTGAGAATGTGGGCCGATGGTCTTTTGAACAGGCCAGGCGCCTGATCGACAGAATCGCAGGGAATGGTTGGAAAACACCCAGGGATATAGACCCGCGCACATATATTCCGCCTGTTATTGCGGAAGATATGGGGCTTGGCTGGTAGGTAATTATGGAAGATATCAGAAACCTTTTAAAGTACATAGATCCGGTTTCCTGTACATACGAAGAATGGACACAGGTGGGTATGGCTCTGAAGGAAGAAGGTTTTGACGTGGCGGTCTGGGAAGATTGGAGCCGTCAGGATTTCAGGAGGTACCATGATCGGGAGTGCCTGCGGAAATGGAATACTTTCCGCGGCACTTCCCAGCCCGTAACCGGAGGCACGATTTATCAGATGGCTGTTGAACGAGGATACCGGCCTGAACAGAACGGATATGACCTGGACTGGGACAGCACCATCGATGAAGACGGTGTAGTCATTGACCGGAACTGGATCGAGGGAAGAGACATTCACGAACCATCGTCCTGGAGACCCGCGCAGCAGCTGATCCGGTATCTGGAGACGCTCTTCGAACCTGGTGAAGTAGTCGGGTTTGTAACGAAATCCTGGAAGACAGAGAAAGGAAAGTATGTCCCGAAAGATAAAGGGATCTATAACAAGACAGCAGGACAGCTGATCGAGGAGCTGTCCCGCTGCGGGGACGATATCGGAAGTGTTGTTGGCGATTATGATGCCGACGGCGGTGCGTGGATCCGCTTCAACCCACTGGACGGGAACGGGGTCCGGAACGAGAATGTGGCGGAGCTGCGGTACGCTTTGGTCGAATCTGACAGCATGGATCTGGAAAAACAGAATGCCGTCCTCCGGGAGCTGGAGCTGCCGATAGCTGCCCTGGTATTCTCTGGCGGGAAATCCCTTCACGCCATCGTAAAAATTGATGCGGAAAATTACCCGGAGTACAAAAAACGGGTGGATTATCTGTATGGCATCTGCGAAAAAAATGGCATGACCATTGATACACAGAATCGCAACCCAAACCGGCTCTCCCGTATGCCTGGTTGTGTGCGTGGCGACAGGAAGCAATACATAGTCGACACAAACATAGGCAAAGAGTCATGGAATGAGTGGCATGACTGGATAGAGTCTGTGAACGACAATCTGCCGGATGTGGAAGATCTGGCTTCGGAATGGGAAAGCATTCCCGAGCTGGCCCCAGCCCTGATCGAGAACGTTCTTCGACAGGGGCACAAGATGCTTATCTCGGGACCGTCGAAAGCGGGGAAATCCTTCGCACTGATAGAACTGTGCATTGCAATTGCAGAAGGAAAACGATGGCTGCAGTGGCAGTGCTCCAAGGGACGGGTGCTGTATTTGAATCTCGAACTGGACCGGGCTTCCTGCCTGCACCGGTTCCGGGACGTGTACAACACGCTCGGTATCCGGCCTGAGTCGCTGCACAACATCGATATCTGGAACCTCAGGGGAAAGTCTATGCCGATGGATAAGCTGGCACCTAAGCTGATCAGGAGGGCCGAGAAACGCAATTATGCGGCCATCATCATAGACCCGATCTATAAGGTTATCACCGGTGATGAGAACAGTGCAGACCAGATGGCAAAGTTCTGCAATCAGTTTGATCTGGTATGTACGAGTCTGAAGTGTGCTGTCGTATACTGCCATCACCACAGCAAAGGCAGCCAGGGACAGAAGAAAGCAATAGACAGGGCATCCGGTTCCGGTGTGTTTGCCCGGGACCCGGACGCAGTTCTTGACCTGATCGAGCTGGAAACAACCGAAGAGCTGATGGCACAGCAGGAAAATAAAAGCGTCTGCCAGGCCATAAAGATCTTCCTGGACACTAATAATTTGTGGGATCGGGTTGAAGCAGACCAGGATATGCAGCTTAACAGCCGGCAGTTTCTGGACGTGTGCGAGAACGTATTGCGCAGGGATAAGGTCGCGGAGTGGAAGTATTGGATCCCCCTCAGTAAACAGGTGGAAGAGGCCAGGGAGAGAGCCCGTGGCATGACGGCATGGCGGATTGAGGGAACGCTCAGGGAGTTCGCCAGATTTAAACCTGTTAATGTCTGGTTTCGGTATCCGGCGCATTATCTGGATGAGTCGAACGTGCTGAATGACATCCAACCGGAATCTGAGAAGCCATCGTGGGAGAAGATGAAAGAGGCCAAGGCGAAGAAAATCGAACAGGAAAAGGCAGACAATCTGAGTGCCTTAATGGTCGCTTTTGAAGGGCTGGAAGACGAGAACGGAGTGGCTTCTGCAATTGATATTGCAGAGGAAATCGGAGTCTCTGCAGACACAGTAAAACGGTGGTTCGGGAATGGGAAACGAGCCAGGCAAGAGTACAAAAAACTATTTGAAGTGTTCGAAAACCTTGATGATAAGCGCCTGTATCTGAGGCGTAAAGAGGCTGATAATCCAGTAGGGACAATCGAGTAGGGACGTGTCCCGTCCCTATAGGTACGTGAGTAGGGACGTACGAGGTTTTACGATCGTCCCTATCAGTAGGGACAATCGAGTAGGGACACGATCGTCCCTATAGGTGCGGACGATGTGTGTAAACACACAAATGTGTCCGTGTACGTACACCGTCCGTGCAGGGGCAGGTAGGGTGGGTGCAAAGGCACACCCACCTTGCCCCTACACAGACAGGACAAAACGCGCGAGAGGAGACCGGATGAAAAAATTTAAAAATGACAGGGAGCGGATCGCATTCCTGGAAGATTACCGGAACGAGAAAAAATCTGACGTCTGGAATGGCTGGTACCTGTGGAAGCATGATGAGGATCTGCAGCGGACATGGTGGAGGTTGGATCTTCCGGATGGATCTTCCCTGATCGTGGAGGAACAGCAGCTGACGATCACATGGCCGAATACACATGTGATCTGGAGCGTAATACACTGGTACATCGTGACCGACTGGTCCGGCAATATTCCGTTCGGTAATTTCGTGGCCAGCAGATCCCTGGCACTGTCAAAGATTAAGGAGATTGAAAGGAGCGAAAAATGTCAGAGCTTGAAAGACTGAAAAATCGTCTGCAGAACTACCCCGGTGCACATGAAGGTGAATCCTGGAAACGGGAAACAGATCTGACAAAGTGCACGCCTCGTGAAAAGGCTGCCCTTCGACAGTACGGTCTGACTGTTGAGGACATGATGCAGCCAGGGTTCAACCGGGGAGAAGTCGCACATATGCTTTTCGGGTACAGATATGCAGCCGGCCGCTAAAAATACACTGGAGTTCTTCATGCCGATGAATCCTCCGACGATTACCGCCCAGGAGCACAAAGTGCACGTCAGGAACGGGAAGCCGGTATTCTTTGATCCGCCGGAGCTGAAGGCAGCCAGACAAAAGCTCCTGGATCATCTCGCACAGCACAGACCTGATACTTGGATGGGCGGGCCGGTTGAATTGACAGTGACCTGGTGTTTCCACACCGAGGACAAGAGACTTGACGGGACGTGGAAGATTACCAGACCCGACACAGACAATCTTGACAAGCTCCTGAAGGATTGCATGACGAAGCTGCACTTCTGGAATGATGATGCACAGGTCTGTCGGGAGATTATTGAGAAGTTCTGGGTAAGCACATCTCTCCCGGGAATCTATGTGAGGATCGTCCAGTTATGAACACAGAAGCATATTTTCAACTATTGACCGATGCCTGGCGCCACTTCCGGAAGTACGCCGAGCAGATCCCGCTGCCGGATCCAGTGTGGACGAAAGAGGTAAATGACAAAGTGGCACTTGTTGACAGGTATCCCGGATACCAGCGGCTGGCCAGAAAACTCGCAACAGCAATCGAGGAAGAGCTCGAGCAGCTGGACAGGGCGGCGAAGGCCTGAGCAGTAATCCATCCCGGCAGACAACTAAATAACGATGGGAGACAGGCACATCGTACAACAATCTATCAAAGCAAGGAAGGAGGATCCCCCTGATCTGTCCCGATCTTGTGCAAAATAAAACAAATCCTCCCGGGCCGGGCGGGAGGTAGGAGGTGGAAGAGTGGAGCATTCAATGCCGCAGTTAACAATATTTGACTGGATGCCGACGGTAATGCAAGAGCCAGAGGTAGGTAAAATTGTAAGAGAACATGGCGCATGTATACCGCACATCATGAGAAGCGGGTATGTCGGCCGGAAAGTATGCTTTGACTGCTCGACACAGAGTCGCAGGGCGTATAAGGTCGGAATACTGGAGGCGGTCAACCCGTCATTTTACTGGCGGTTGGAAGGTAGAGAGTATAAGCAGGTTCCATGTGACAGGGTCGTGATCTTCACCGGCACAAAGCAGCGGTCATTCATATCGCTGATGCCGGGCCGGGAAATCTATGAGCCTCTGCCGTGAGATGCTTACGAAGAACGGAGGAAGGCGATATATGGCTGAGAGACATTGCTGTGGAGAATGCCGCTACAACCGCCGAGACTGGACGAATCCGAATAACCCTGACTACTACTGCGGGAATGAATTATCGGACTATTACGGATGCAATACGGCATACACAGACGGATGTGAGGAATGGGAGGAGGACTGAAATGGACGATCTTATCAGCAAGCTTTCGGAAATCCGCAGTAAATATAACTGCCTTGATGAAGCCGAAGAGCCGTACTATCGTGCGCTGTCGGAAGCGATTAAGGTACTGTCAGGACAGGCGGATGGAGACGCAATCAGCAGACAGGCGGCGATTGAAGCAATAAACAACCATTTCGGATTCAACATTGAGGAAGAATATGGTAGCGCAGTACAAGAGGTAATTAACGGTTTGCCATCCGCACAGCCAGAACAGCGGTGGATTCCGTGCAGTGAGAGGTTGCCTGATCACCCAGAAAACGATGATTATTATCTTGTCACTATCCAATGTGAGCATTATGACGGTTGGGATGATTATGTGACGGGCTTTGCAAAATGGACGAAATATGGATGGGATGAACTGAGCTGTTACATAGGGCAAATAAAGGTTATCGCATGGATGCCGCTACCAGAGCCATACGCAGAAGGGTGGAAAGAATGACCAGAGAAGAAGCAATCAGAATATTAAGCCAGTATGACGTCAGCGCAATTCAATTCTACGAGACAGATGGGCGTGAAATATCGTGGAATAAGGGACACGAAGCACTCGATGTGGCAATATCAGCACTGGAACAGCCAGAAATCATACACTGCCGGGATTGCAAGCATTGGAGTGAGGGAGATGCGTACTCATATTGCAACAAGCTGTTTACCATGGGAGTGTTGGATGTTTATGACTATATGACAGCCGAAGATGACTTTTGCAGTAATGCAGAAAGGCGGGAAGAATGAGACTAATTGACGCAGATAAGATACCGTACATTGTGGCCATAACGGACACTTTTGAACCTTCTGGCGAGTTTTATGCAAGGCGTGAAGATATATGCGCTATGCCTACAATTAAGCCGCAACTGCGATGGATACCATGCAGTAAGAGGTTGCCAAAAATTGGCAAGGATGTGTTAGTCTGCTACGACTTTAAGGGATATCGTTCGGTGTCAATCGAATGGTATTGTGGTGATGGAAAATTCCATGGATACGATGATGAGTATTTAACGCCCAAGGGAAGAAAGTGCAGAAAAGCCATTGCATGGATGCCGCTACCAGAACCATACGCAGAAAGGCGGGAGGAATGAGAGCGATTGATGCTGACAGATTGCTGTCCAAAAGAATGAAAAGCAAATACTACCATCTACCGAATGGCGATGTGGCAATTCCGATAATTGATATTGAAAATGCTCCCACCATCGAGCCAAAAACGTATGATGATGCAGTCAAAACCATTGCTGACGCATCTTTTACTGGTGGTGATGGCCTTGACTACGTTGAGACTCTTGTTGCATTAAATGCAATAAGAGGGATGAAACGGGAGGAGGGAGAGTGGAAACCGTATACATATGTTGCTTCGGATGACTGGTATCAAGATAAAGAGACAAGATATCGCTGTTCAAAATGTGGTGCAGGGGCAACAAACAAATCTAATTTCTGCCCGGGATGCGGTGCGGATATGAGGAAAACAGAAAGGACGGAAGAATGAGTGGCGATTGCATGACATTTCCAGAAACCGTAGAAGAGTTTATGGAACAGTACAAGATCATAGATACGGAACGGGTTTATACAAATGGCACCGAGATGGTTCCCATTTTCCGCATGAAGCAGTGGTTTGAGAATAGACCAGAAAGACGTTGCATAAATTGCGGACGTACTGCGAATAATGGTGGATGGTATGCAGATGGAAGGACAAGATGCCCAATAGAAGAGCATTATGCACTCCCAAAAGATGGTTATTGTCATTTATGGGAAAAGGTAAAATCGTGGGAAGACAATTATCCAGAAAGGCGGGAAGAATGA